TTGTTTTTTTTCATTCCAACCACTTCCAGGAAACTTTTTATTATTTTCCCAATTTTTAATTTTATCTAAGAATTCTGGTGTAAACACAGTTCCTTCCATTAATAAAGATTTTAATCGTATCATACTATTTATTTTTACGTCCCAATGATATATTTTCTTGCATTCGTATATCTCGATTTGATAATGTCCAAATTTCTCCATTATCTAATGCACATACAAACAATAAATCATGTTCTTGTGAATAATCAATCAACACAAATGCATATCCCTTCATACCATCTGATATACGATATATTGGTATGGTTGGATTGAGTTGCAACATTATTTTTTGTGTTTTGAGATTTCAATTGCTGCTAACTGTTTTAATGCAGCTTTTTTAGTAGGATGTGTACCTAAAACATGGTTGCCTTTTTTAGGTTTAACTACCCATTTTCCTTCTCGGTGTTCTATGCGCTCCGGCATAAGTTGTTTGAGATGATTTTGAAATCCGACAGGAACGAATTGCGGTTCTTGCGAATTATATGTATCAGCCGAATCTGAGTTGCTTGCTAAAAAATGATATACTTCTTCTATATCATCTGCAGATGTAGTAATGTGATCTACTGCCCATGCATGGCCATTGCTAAGCATTTCATCTACCTGAGCTGGATTCATGTTTAACAATGCATCTACTGCATCTCGTATTGTTTCTAGATTCTGAAAAAACATATAATTTTGTTGTTCGGCATCTTGGCATCCGCCTTTTGCTCCCCCACAACCACAACCGCATTCGTTAAGTCGTTTCATGTTATGCTTTCTTTGCGTCTACTGACCAAATTATACCTATCAATCCTAATACACCACCAATTATGGATTGTGCTGTTGCTTCGTCTAATAATCCTTTAGCAACTACAATACCACTACCGAATGTTAAAATGTGTCTAACAATTCCTAATACTTGTTCTCTGTTAAGTTTCATCGCGTTCCTTTTATATAAATATTACTTTTTTGTTTTATTGTTGTTTTTATACATTGGCCAATTCTTTGTTTTTTCATTAAGCCATTCTTGTCGATCATCGCAGCCGCAATCCTCATTTAATATTTGTGCGATGCGTTTTGTTAGTTGATCTAATCCTGTTATTGAGGTTATTTTTTTGATATCATCGCCTAAACCTCTACTCGGTGTATTTTGATCCATTTTGTATCTCGTTTTGAATTTGCATTATTAATGTTTGCCATTGTGCTGTATGTGGTATTTCAAATACTATTTTGCCAGGATACTGATATTCTTGTTCTGGCTGCATCATGATGTGATGACCTGTGTTGTCTATACCTAGTACCGGATATGCTACACGTTGCATGGTAATACGACCGTCTGTGGTAGGTATAACAGTGCAATGTCCCGGGTGTTGCCATTGTCCCCTAGGATCAGCAATTGCTTTGGTGCGATTCATAATCATACTCCAATCATCTCGACTAATTTGCTGCTCTCCCCGAATATGTCGTACAAAGCACTTAGCAACCTCATCTAGTTCATTGTGTGCGTGTTCTAATTTTAATTGATTCATTGTTATAGATTTTTCGAGTTGGTTTAAACGTTCTAAATATCCTTTATTACGAAGATGTTTATATGCCATATTTTCTATAGAATATTCACCATTTGCATCTAAACCTGATTGTCGTAGATGTTTCAATCGTTGTTTAATGTTTGATATGCGTTGACTAACTTTAGGGTCACTTGGACTAAGTTTATTTATTTCATGTTGATATGGTTCTGCCTTTTTTTCAATTAACTCATCATCAACCGATATTGTATCTGCACTAGGTTTAGTTATCCATTTACCTTTCATGATCGAATATACTCCAACTGAAGAATGCATTTCTTGTTTAGAATCTTGGGCATATAATTCTATGTTCATTCCTTTGAATGTTAATGGATAATTTTGGTTCCAAAGTGTTTTTTTGGCTCGCATTAATTCATTTACCACGTGGTAATTATCATTAACGTCTAAATAATTAATCAAAACATGCAAATCAATATCGCTATGTTTAGTCCAATTATAATTTGCACTACTACCAATTAACAATACATCTTTGATTGAAACATTAATATCCAAAAACTTATAAAATTCTTTAGCTATCTTTAACAACCCAACGCGAAGTTTGGGATGGAGCTTATCGCCATCCCAAAGTTTCGGATTCAATGAATTTTGTGTCTCGTATTCAGTTAACATATATTAATGTTTATTTCTTTTTTACAATATCAGTTGGTTTAAGTTCAGACCAACCAAGCCATTGCTCTTGTTTCAATCCTTGGTTTCTAAAGTAGTTTTCGAGAGCTGCTTTCCACGGTGGATATACACTCAATACATGGTAAATATATTTATATATAACAGCTTCTCGAGCTGCGTTATATTCTGATGTATTTAACTTAACCCCAAATGCTTCCTTCATAGCTTGAAATTCTTCATATGCATCGTCTATTAGTCTACTTACATTTACAATACTACCCAATAACTCACTTGTTTCAACTCGTGCTCCCTTCATACCAAATAATTTTTGAGTAATCATGTTACGAATATTTTTCAAAGTAGGTGCCGCTGTTTTACCAATAGCTGATGTAGCATCATCAACCATATTTCCGTAATATTTAGGATTAAAATATGCAACTATTTGATTTCGTGCATTATTTAAATATGCCTGATAAAAATTACTTTCTCGTATTGCAGGTACTAATTTAGTCTCAAATATTTGTATTGCTGCAGAAATAGCATTTGGATTACCTGACTGAATAGCAGCGCGGTACGCAGTTTGAAATTCGGTCCATATATTTTTAACTGAGTTTGGCATTATTTTCATTATTCTAGCAGTACCGGAATATATACCCCGTTCACCAAGCTTGGTGATAGCTTCAATGTCAAAATAATTTTGAAAAAATGCTTTATCTAAATTCTTTTCAACTATTTTTATATAATTACGAAGGCCTATAACATATCGTAATAGTCTAGGTAATGTTTTAGTAAAAAAGTCACCAGTAGATCCAATAAGTTTACCAATAAGTTTCGATGTAGGATCAGCACCACTTATTAATTTGCTATACCATGTATCTTGTTTTTTCGCAGCTACTTTTGCCCAATTATCCATAGTTTTACCAACAATGCCTATATATGTAACAATATTATCAAACGCGTCTGGCAACGTTTCTACACCTGGAATTGATTGGACGATGTTGTTTCCGCCTTTATCAACGATTGTCCTAACGGTTTGTGCTTTAGATTTTAAAAACACCATCATGTCTGGCCAATATCTACCCCACGTTTGCCAATATTGATATGCAGCTGCTGGATCTGATTTTGCAACTTCATCCCACCATTTATTAAATTTTACTACTAATGATGCAAGTTCTGATTGTGTTAGTGGCTGTGTAAATCCGTTACGTGGCCATGGTAACTTGTTGAATTTACTTTTAAATTTTAACGCTTTAAAACTTTTAGCAATACCATCCCCCGCAATTGGCCATAATGATATGGATGATAACATAGCATTCAATCCATCTTTTTGTGCAGCATACCATATTGCATTAAGTAAATCAGCACCTAACCCCGCGTGACCTGGTAGCCATCCTAAAGTATCTAAAAACGAATGACCCTCTGCAGCAAATTCTGATGACTGCGATGCAAACCATTTATCTTTATCAGCATATTTAGGATCTTTTTCCTGAAAATTTCCAATACGCAAATAGGTTTTATCGCCTTTTGCATATAACTTTGCAAACGTATTTGCTTTTACATCACCTTTTCCTGAATGATACAATGAAATTGATTCATCTGATGGTGTATACTCCCAATATGTTATAGAATTATTAAATGTGGCGCTACCGTCTTGCTTGAATATGAATTGACCATATTTAAATGCATTATATAGTTTCTTTGATTCCGAATCCAAATATATTGTCTCAGTTTCAATTTTATATACTAATTCCCTTCCAAGCATTGTTTCACATGCATTTGGTAATAAGTTTAAAAATAATGCACCGTCTTTATTCTTTGCCCATTTTACTTTTGATCTAGTTTCAATATCCGGGGGCGTACATATCATACGCTCTTGTAATTTTTGTTTTTTTATCGATAAATATTCTTCTCGTATAATACGTTCAAATAAACTAGTAGTGTTTTTCATAATTATTATAATATCTTTCTATTTTAAAATAAACATGTTTATTTCCAAAACAGCTGCACTAATATCAATAAGAATGCTAATGCAATTTGTTTATAACTCATTTGTTTTGTTTTATGATCTACCACCTTTGTGATGATCTATTTTGTCTAATATAGTGTTAAGTAAATCTGATTTGATCCAACCTGCCATTGATGCATTCTTCAATGCACTAATTAATTGAAATACTAGGAAAGGTATTATTATCGTTTCACTTAACCAGGCAGTACCTCGGAAACCTTTTTCTACTGATAATAA